ATCGATGTGCTTGGCGAATCATGGCCAGATGAACTTCTGGTCCTGTCTCGTAGAGCGGTCGGACCCCACGTCATGACTTGTCACGACGGTGAGGAAATCGTCACTTCACGTGGCATTCTCATGGGTTCACCTATCTCCTGGCCACTGCTATCAATGTACAGTGCCTTTCTGCATGCAGAATCGGGCTCTGACGGTTGGTACGCAGTGTGCGGGGATGATTACATCGGTTGCCACGACGACGCGTCCTACAGGAGGTACAAGTCGATTCGGGAAGCCACTGGTGCGTTGGGAAGTCCTGGAAAGGACCTCATGACCAAGACCAGCGTTGGCGTTTTCGCCGAAGAACTTGTCTCCGTAGGTCGTTGTCGATGCATTCCTACGGCCTCCGTCCGTGCGGTCCTCGGTGATCCGAAGTCCGGGCAACCTGCCTGGTCTCAAGGACCCGAGGTGTCCCAAGCCTTATCTAGGCTTGCGCTGACGGGGGGGGAACAGCATCGCATCGTTCGTGCAGTTCATTCGAACTCAGTTAACAAACTCCTTCGGTGTGGTATCGATCCTTTCGGACCACGGTGGATTGGTGGTGCCGGGTTCCCCGGCATTCCCAGTCAACGTACATTAGTGCGTGCTAGAGTACTAGTGTCCCAAAGCATTAAACAGGTCACCACTTGGGTGGCCAACTTCAATGCGGCATGGGCCACTTCTGGCACGAGTTCCCTACTGTGCGACGCCGTCGCAGAGGATTTGGCATACCACGCCGATTTCGAAATAGAGAGTGATAGAGATGGTGAGTGGGGACCCCTGAAGGACGTAGTGTCGCTCCGGATGGCTTCCCTCTCGTGGCCGTACCTCCTCGCGGGGGTCGAAAGACCCCTGCCGAGGGTGGTACTCTCTATCACCGCCGGACGAATCCGCTCGGTCTCCGAAGAGATATCCCGGAAGGGATATTGGTTAGACCCAGCCGAGAAGATTGTCCGGGGGGACGGTATTGTCTCTCGGCTCCAGAAGTTGGAGCCGATGACTAGGCCGATACCGTTCCGCCCTATTTTGAGCAAGATACAGTTTGCTGGCCCTGCCTACGATTCCTTTAAGGTCTCGAAGGCGCGATCCGGTCCTGGCTCGCCAGGTTGGGGACCGCCTCGTAAGAAGGCTCGCTTATACTGTTGATTGTTGTGTTCTCTCCATGGGGTTCTGTATAAGTAGGAGGGCATACACTCGTATGAC